CGACGGTCGGAGTGAGTTTGGGATGCCATGTGGCAGGTGCAGCCTGCCCTAAGGCTGACCCCCTCGATCCAAGGACCACCAAGGCTGGGGTGAGGAAGAGGTTTGCAATAAAACCGCCCGACGCAAATGCACGGACCTTGAAGAGGTTTGAGCAGTTCGTGTTTCGTTGGGTCCGCGACAATTTGACTCCACTTGTCTGCGATGCGGATGTGTCGGTAGAGCATTGGCTCGCCCACACCGATTACCCTGACTGGCGCCGAAAAGAGCTACGCGTCCAGTGGGATGGCGTTGGAAGCATATGGGACCCCGATAAGGCCCATCGATACTTCCGATGCAGTTCCTTCATGAAAGATGAGTCATATCCGACCTACAAGCACCCCCGAGCTATCAATTCTCGGTCTGATGAGTTTAAGTGTGCTGTTGGTCCCATCTTTAAGCTAATAGAGGAGGAGGTATACAAGTTGCCTGCCTTTATAAAGCACGTCCCTGTAGCCGATAGACCAGATTATATAATGGGTCTACTACATCGTGAAGGAGCCAAATATCTCGCAACTGATTACACGGCTTTTGAGTCGTTATTTGTCGAGAAATTGATGACCGCCTGCGAATTTCAGCTGTATTCGTACATGACACAGTTCCTGCCAGATGGAGCTAATTTCATGCGCCTTGTTCGAGAGGTGTTGGGCGGCGAAAATTTGTGTGTCTTTAAACACTTCCGTGTTAGCCTGAAAGCAACACGGATGTCAGGGGAGATGTGCACCTCACTGGGCAATGGGTTTTCAAACCTTATGTTCATGTTGTTCACCTGTGCTGAAGCCGGGTGTACTGAGGTTATCGGCGTGGTTGAAGGGGACGATGGTCTCTTTACCATGATTGGGAACCCCCCCAAGGAAGAGGACTTTGCCAAGTTAGGCTTAGTTATAAAAGCAGTGGAACATGACACGATTTCAACTGCTTCCTTTTGTGGCATAGTATTTGACCCAGATGATAGGATCAATGTCACAGATCCGGCGAAGGTTCTATCGAACTTCGGCTGGACCCAGCGAACCCACAATAGATGCCGTCAGTTCAAATTAGACGGCTTGTTGCGCTGTAAGGCACTTTCGTACGCATTTCAATACCCTGGCTGTCCTATTATACAGGAGCTTGCATCATATGGTTTAAGAGTCACAGCGGGTGTGACCAATTCCAAGGTGCTGAAGTTAGCTAGCCAGAAAGGGCAAGACTCCTACAAGTTAGGGAAGGTCAAGCTCGCCATACTCCGAGGGAACATACCTTGGAAAGAAACGGGTTGGGCGACCCGAATCCTTGTCGAAAGACTGTATGGTTTCACCGTGGAGCAACAGCTCCATATAGAGGCGTATTTGCGCTCTCTTGACCACATTCAACCCTTGGACGATCATGTCCTTGTAGCAAAATTACCCCTTGTGTGGGGAGACTATTTCACGCGTTATGCTCACGCGTCCGATAGGTTGGATGATAATCTCGAGTTTCCAGCAACGCAATATCACTCCTATGGCGGATTCAAGCCGGAGTGGGTGGAGGTAACTCCCGGGAGCACCCGGGGAAGGGTAGCACGCTTTTCCTTAAAGCGTGGGAGCGCCGCGTCGGCTGCTTCTAATAAACAAAAGAAGGCCGGTTGTTAGACTTACGTTAGATCTACGGGGGACACACGTCAGTACCCTTTCTTAGTG